GGCACGTTGACCATCAAATCCTGGTCCCTAAACCATTCATTGTAAATCAAATTGTAAGCTCTAAATGGCAGGGTGTTCACTGACAGTTCCTTATCGCTAACCCCGTACGGGAGAGGGATCCCGAGGTAATTCGCAATCTGGTGTACTTCCCTGTGCTCAGCTTTCAGCACCACTTGAGGTACCAGGTAATCAGTATCTTCTTCTGGAGATTCTTGTTCTCCGCAGAACTTTTTCCAGTTCCTCCATACGAGCCTATACGGCACATAAAACCAAAATGTGTCAAGATACAATGTATCCATAGGAGGCACCAGTGCCGAACTCAGTCGGGCAAATACTGTGCCTTCCATTCGGAAAGTATCACCAGGCAAAACTTCAGCCTGAAAAATAGGGATGAGGTAACCGGCGTTGCCGGTAGTCTTATGGCTGTGCGGGATACGAAAAGTACTTCTTTGAATATCCGCCTTCGGGTTTTGAGCCAAGTTATACTGGTATGCTGTTTTCATAATCTTTCTTTCTTTTTCGTCAGACGGTGTCACTAAACCCCATTATATCAAGTATAATGGGGCCCCCAAGTTTAGTTTCTACTTCTCCGTATCAGGTTGAATAAACCCGATACGCCGACAATTATATACACTATACAATCAATCACCGTTTTTATCGTTTCCGGCACTTGATCTACCACTGTTGCGATCGTGTCCATTTTTATCAATCCTTTCAGCTATTTCTTTAAGATAATCAATTTCTTTCTTCTCAACAACCTTTTCCTCAACAATTCCGAGAGATTTCGCCTTCTCATAATTATGAGGATCTGCCAGAAATCTCATGAACTGATCAGGATCATTTTTAAACTCTTCTCTAATCTTCGCCGGCAGCATTTGAAATTTCTCCTTCGCAGCCTTTATTTTATTCAGCGACTGGACTAAATCCGGTCCAACTTCACCGAACTGTACTTCCCTGATTAATGCAGTCGGAAGAACTCCAGTCTTCTGATACCGCGAAACTATAGAATTGATATTAGTCTCACGTTCAAAATGTTGCTGAGTTTGATCTTCAGCAGGATCGATATCAATCACTGGATGCACATGAGTTGTAAAATCGTATTGTTTTTTCGCAACAAGCATTTTCTACTCCTTTTTCAAAGAATCCTTCGCATCTTTACCAGTTAGGATAAGAACTGGCGCCTGCGGAGTGATTAATCCACTCATCTCGTCAAATTCGCCGATAAAATATAGATTAAAATCTTCCGGGTATTGACTTATCATTGATTTTTCCGACTTCATGCCTTGCATAAATGCACGTTGAGCATCTATGCTATTAGACATAGTAAACGGGTCGTAATATGCTCCACTTTTTTCGTCTTTTATACAAAATATTTTTTTCATTTGATTGACCTTTCTCTTTTTCTTTCACTTAACAACTGTTTGTATTTCTCTTTGGCAAGTGTCCGTTGCCAATCCGGCTCTTCATGAGTAATTGCGTATTCTCTCCTTTCTAATTGCAGTTGCTCAAACCTTTCTTCTAACTCCTTATTACCACACTTTTTAATCCATTCATCATAGTATTTTGGAGGCCTTACTACAAATTTATCCTTAACCACAAACTTATCGTGATTATATACGTCACCATAATACCTTTTAATAAACTCAGAACCGATCCCAGGACGATTGCTCATTGTAGCATATTCTGGGACTCTATCTTTATAGTATTGTTCCTTCAGTTCTCCGTACATCTTTTTTGTTGCGTACTTCGCAACATACAATGCACTTTCAGGAGTAAGTTCTCCTACAGTGTGATAACCGTAACTCTCTTTCGTCTTCGGATCAGACCAAACTTCTGCAATTCGAGGATTTATATATAATTTATAATCCTTTCTCTCTGTAAAGTCTATCTCCACATTATCGTGAAGAACTGGTCCAAATAATACCATATGATGGTGCGGGTTGACTCCTCTATCACCATATTCTCCGCACTGAAAAAACCTTATTCGGCATTTTCCAAACTTCTTACGAAGTCTTTTTAGAAAATCTTGAAACCGTTTTTTGTCTAAGGTTGGCAGTCCACTCTCACTATAAGGCCTATATTTATCGTTGTATGTCAAGGTAAGAAAATAGGAATGCTCATTAGTGATCTGTTCAGAAAGAATACGGACAGCCCATTCTTTCTGTTTATCAGCTTTACAACCGATACATCTTCCACAAGGAATTTTTATTTCCTTGTCGTAACGAGGATCTTCTCCTTTGTATCGTTCCTTTATATTAAACACAAGACTTCTCTTTCCGCTTGGGTTAACCTCATTACTAAACCAAGCTGACACGGGATGAAAACAAGACATAATAAAATCTTTCTAGCGTTCACAAGGCTAAAGGACTTTACTTCTTATACCCCCCTAACCTCTACGAGGTTCCCCCCAGTGGGGGGAGGGGTTCCTACCTTTGCTTCATCCACAGCAAACAACAATTTGGTTGGGGACATAGCATGATTGAATGTTCATAGCCTGAATCCACCTCTCTGTGATTGTGGTAAAACATTTTTTACTACAGCTTTGTTTCCTGCAGCAAATAACTTCTTACTTTTCTTCTTTGTCAACTTCTTTCTTCTTCCGCTCATTTTTTTCCTCATTTCTCAGATGGTTATATATGCCATGATACATTAAAGCTTTACTAATAGCTCTTTGCATTTCAGACTCTGTGTAAACACGCTTCTTTGGAGGCAGATCTTCTGCAAGAGTTCCGACTTCGTAAAAATGACTTAGATAATTCATGTACTCTTTCATACCTCTACTCCTTTTGGTGTCACCTACTACATATAATATATCACTTTTTTAATAAGATGTCAATACTTTTTTTATTTTTTTTAACTTTACTTACGGTAATTATTATCATTTTCCAAATCCAATAGGGTTTTTCTTTTTTAGCAAATCAGGTGGTAAATGGTCCAGGATCGTTTTTACAATATCTCCACTGGAACGCATTGTACCGTGAATGGCCATACCGGATCCAGTCGGACCAAGCATCAAGTAGAGTGTTCCGAGTTTCGGATACTTTTTAATAAACTCTTCAACTTTTATCATTCTGTCAAGTTCTATACCTTTCCTCATATAATCATGAATCAAGTTATTCCATTCTTCATTTATCTTTCCAATTTCCTTATATAACTTCTGCCTAGTCACTGCATCAGTCGCTAACTGCGATTTATCAAGCAACAACTTCGAGTCAATCAGCTTTCCTTGCTTCCATCTGTAATCCTTTTCGACATCAATCATTGACGTTTGACCTTTGAGAAGATCTTCTTCCGCTCTTACTTTGCCTTGCATTGTGTCAGACAGATTCGCA